GTCGCCTGCAGGCGGGCGAACTTCGCCTTGCCGGTGATCTTGAATTCGCCGCCTCCGGCCGCAACCGCCATGTTGTACTGTCCAAGCAGCGTCTCGATCTTGCGGTCGAAATCGATCGAGACGTCTTGCAAGGTGCCGAGCAAAGCGGGCGGCTGGCCGGTTATGTCGGTGCGCTTGCCGATCAGGGTGCCGGAGCCGAAGGCGTATTGGGTCATGGGAATCTCCTCAGTGAGTGCGTCGGAATGGGTGCGCAGCGACGGCCAGACACGGTTTGCGTCCGGCTCGTCCGCTCAGGGAATTGCAAAGGGCTGCTAAGGAACCAGGATCTGAAACGGAATCGCGGCGACGGCCTTGCCGTCGACGTCGCCGGTATCGACGAATACCGGTCCGAATGGATAGCAGTGCGAGACCAGACCGCCGAGCGTTTGCCGGTTGCCGTTAAGTGCATCGGCGCCGGTCGGCGCCACGGCCGCATCGATGGCGTCAAGCAGTGCATTCATGGTGGTATCCGGCGTGTCTTCCGGATCCATGCCGGCGGAGAGATAAACGAATACATGCGCGTTGATGGTCAGCGTCGGCAGGCCCTCGGTTTGTCGCCCGCGCTGTTCGCCGGTCTTGAGCATGGTCAAAAACGGCATCTGCGTTTCATTGACCTGGTCCCAATGCACGAAGCGCCGGCTGGTCGCGGTGAAGTCGGCGGCGCCTGCGATCAGGCCAAAGAAGGCAAAGGAAATCTGTTCGCGCGTGATGGTGGGCATAGTATTCAGCCTAGTGGAATTAAGATCGTTTTCTGCGACCAAGCAACTACTATTGGAGCGACACCGCCATCATCTATGGTGGCTCACTATCTATTCGACTATATTGTGCGGAGCCGACGCCAGAACAATCCGGATTGCGAGTTTGTATCCATTGTCGCCGGCAAGTTCGGCAATAAACGGAACGCGCTTTCTGCATTGATCAAGGAGTTCCGCGAGCAAGCTACTTCAGTAATGAAAGCGCCATTACTTAACCGTACCGTCCGGAAATCACGTTCAAGGCCGCACCCGAGGCAGCACTCTTTCCAAAAGACGCGTGCAGCGTTCCCATATCTCTGGCGGCCTCGGAGCTTTCATCCACTGGGGCAAGCCAGCCAGGATTCGGCAGCACGCCCATGCGCGGATGCAGTGCCGGGTCCTAAAATTTAAGCATCCACTGCGCCGCGCTTCATTGGCGGGCGTTGGGATACGGCCATCAGCTATGGCCGCTTGCCATCTGCACGACTGTATTGGACGAAGCCAATTCTCCGCCGATGCCGATTGCGATATGAAAATCGCCAGCGCCGCAGAACTCGGCGGTCACAGGGCCCGCACCACGCATTTGCTCAAGAAGGCTGACCAATTCATCAGCGCCCGAAATTGCGCGACCATTATTCGGATCGAGGCCACAGACGCAGCATCATCGATGGAACCGATTCTATACTGGTTCCCAGAATACACATCGGCTCCGCTGTCCCGTACTAACAAAGTCCTCCGCCACCTTCTTCAATTCTTTGAAATTCAAGATGTTCCGGGCGGGGATCGGCGTCAACGTATTGCCGGCAAGAAACTCCACGCTTCCACTCGTCACGTGCGGATGGGGAGGTAAAGCCATCAGATACGGCGGCTCGCCATCACTTCGACTATATGCACGCAGCCAAGATCTCCCCCGATGCCGAGCATAATCTCAAAGCCGTTATCGCCCGTTAGCCGGATGAAGAAAGGCGGGCTCTTCCGACGTGCGTCGAGCATCTCTGACAGCTTCGCAGGCTCAGCTACGGTAGTGTCATTCATCGGATCAGATTTATCTTGTTGATTCTTGTATCGTACCTTCATGGTTTTCGACCTTTGAAAATTCTGATCGAGCCATTCGAAAGCACGATTTTCAGAGTTGCATCAGGAGGTAGCATTCTGTCCAGAAGATACTCGCAGCTTTCACATATTTCCGGATTGTTTATGTACAGTGTTCCTTCTGAAATCTCCTCCTGTCGCATCAATGCTGCCGCGTGACCTTCGACGTGGGACAGCGTGAGCCTATCAAAGCCGGGGCTTCCCCGCATAGCCGCCGCCGGACCATCATAGCCACTCTGCAATTCGACGGTTACTGAATCAGATTGGAATAGCCCATAGGTCTTGCCGCCAGAATACGGTGCGAATTGCGTCGGATACCCACCGGGAAACGGAAGCGCCGGTTGCGATTGTCCTGACAACCCTCCTGGTGGAGGAGGCCTGAGAGGTCAGTGCCGAAGCTGCGGCTCTGGCCGTTCTGGCTCAGAAGGCGCATCGTCTTCACCGCCGGAACCGTCCAGGAGCTGCAGCTTTCTGTCGTCGGGCTCGTCGGGCATCGAGACCGGCACGATGCTGGGGTAGTCTCCGTCGCTGGCCACCGGCGCAAACCAGCTTGGATTCGGCGGCACGCCGGTGCGCGGATGCAGTGCCGGATCCCAGAATTTGAGTAGGCCACTGCGCGCGAGCTCTCTCGCACGGCGCGCGATGTTGTCGGGATTTTTCGGCCCCTTCCCGAGCGAAGGCAGATCGGGAATTTGCATCTGCACGGTGGCGATCGCGGCCATTGCGCGGTCGCCGCTATTGAGAGCGGCTGCGACCAGCGCCAGCGCGTTCGCCGTGCTCACTGCACGACACGCCGTCATTTTCTGGCGTCGCCGAAAGCGAAAACGCGCGCAAGCCCGGCATCCCAAGCATGCGATCGGCTCCACTGAATGTTTGAGTAGCGCAGGACGATGGTTAGGCTTGACCGAGGAGTGGATTCATTATTGGAACGCCTCCACCACCACCGCACTCAACATATCCCTGATCTCATCCGCCATTTCCGCGAGCGACGATCGCATGTAAGAGCGCTCCGGCATCGTGATCGCCGGCAAATTCACCCGCGTGGCGAAGACCTGCTTGCCTCCGACGACAAAAGCGAGCGCTTTGACCTTGTCTGGTACGATCTCATGCGGCGGGATGATGCCGCCGAATTCCTGGATCGCGGCGTATTTAATGTCGCCGGATGTAGCGATGCGCGCGGAGACATTCGCCGGCGAGTCATCGATCGAGGCGATAATCGAGCGCGCCAGCGCACCGCTGCGTGCATTCAACACGCCGCCGGACAGCTTCTGTTGAATCTTCCCCTGTAACGCGGCGGTGAGCACAGTGGCCTTGCTCGACAGCGCGTCCCGCAGGCGCTCGGGCATTGCCGCCAAAGCTGCGGAGCAACCGTCGCGCAGGCCGATTTCAAGCATTACACGCCCACCACGCTGCGGTAGGGATCGAGCGAGGCCCGAATGAAATCCGGCATGTCTTTCAAACTATAGGACGCCGTCTGCTGGCCCTGCACGGTCTGGGCGCTCTGCCCGACACGGCTGCGATAGCGATAGCGTTCGGCAACCCATTCGATGCAGGCGTTATTGATCGCCGCCGGAATGAAACCGTAGCTGATGAGGACGCTGGCGCCGGCGTCCGCCGCTGCGAAAGTATAAGTACCGCCGGCGACGCTGTATTCGCTCGCGGCGGGATTGCTTGCCACGGCGTTCAGCGGGCTGCCGTTGGCATAGGTCACGCCGCCGTCGCTTGCCCAGGGTCCGAACGGCGCCGAGACCGATACATTATATGGGCCCGGCGTGGCGGGGACACTCGCCGCTTCATTTTGGACCGCGTAGCCAGCACTGTAATCGACCACGATGTTTTGCCGGTCCTTGCGATAGAACACGCGGAACACGTCGAGGGCCTGGGGCCGCCCGGGCGGTAAGCCGTCCCACGGCTCCAGCAGATAGCCGCGGACCGGTGGCGCACCTGGTTCCGTCGCGGCGGCAGGAACGGAATTCGTATCGACGAGCAGCGAAATCACCTGCAACACCGGATAGTGGCGCAGGAACAGCCGCGTCTTGTCGTTGCCGTCGAGCCGCTCCATGAAAGTACGGGGCGTCAGCGACGGCCGGCCGAGATAGGCGGTGATCGCGCCGCTGACGTCGGTAACCAGGCGCGCGATGAGCGCATCGTCGGACGTGCCGATGCCGCTCGAGCCCGACAGCCAGGTTTTCACGTCGGCGAGCGTTGCGAGATCGGATGCGGCCATTGGTTGTTCCTTCGGTCAAGCCTTCTTGGCGCTCTGCCGGCCGCTGCGCGCCGCGTTCACCGCTTTTGACGGCCGTGACGGCTGCCGGGCCGCTGCCTCGATCTTGACAAAGCCGAAACACTCGACCAACAGCACGCCGATCTCGGGCTCGACGTCGTAGACGCCATCGCGGTGCACAATCGTGTCGCCGGCAACGCACGGGTTGCCGACGCCTCGCGGCGCTTTCAGTTTCATAGGATTCCTCTAATTTTGGAGAAAGATTGCGAGTGCCCGTGCTCTGATTAGTCGGGCACAACACCGCGATCGAGTATCGTTACAAGCCGGCATCGCCAGCTTGGGGATGTAACTTACGAGCGCGCAGTCGCCAACTTACTTTGGTAAAAAGACGCCGCGGTCGAGATTTGCCAGGGTCATGCCCGCATCGCCAGCCTGCGGGAATAGGTGAGAAGCAGCGATCTCCTCTATCAAGCGCCGAGATTCCGAAGGCGCAATTGCAAGTGTCGCTCTTGCTGCCTGTAACCGAACCTGAATGTCAGGATGACTGAAGAGGCCAAGCAACGCGCTCCTCTGATCTCCTGGCCGCGCTTTCAGCTCATCCCTAATCAACGCTATCTTGTCGTATAGGCGATTAAACTTGGCAATGTCATCTTCAAATAGCGCCCTATTTTGCTCCCCGCAAACAACCGCAAAGCGATCTACAAACTCAGCCAATGTAGCGTTGTGTAAATCGACGGGTTTCACGGCTTCAGAACTCCAAACTTAATAAGAACGTTCGTTGCGGGGCGAAAGAATCCGCACGATCACCTAATTACACTATCGGCCGTCCATCGAGCCTCCACAGAGCAGCAAGTGCGTCTGCGGCTTAATCGGGAAATTGAGGTGAGTTTGCAATTTTTTGAAGCACGACTCTCGCCGCCTCACACGAAATATCAAGCGTGGCTACGGCCGCCTTGAGGCGAACCTGAACGTTTGGATGAGTATAAAGTGAAATTAGTCGAGAGCGCTGATCTTTTGGCCTGGACTTCAATTGCCTAGTCACATCATCCATCTGACCATAAAGCCGATTAAACTTGGCATTGTCCTCATCAAAAATCGCCTTGTCCTGATCAACAGCGATCGAGACAAATCTTTCAACAAGCTCGGCGGTCGCCATCGCCTTCAGGCTGGGCGGCGTCATGGCTTGACAATCCTATATAAAATCAACGCCTCTTTGGCCACTCGTAAGCGCTCCTCCCAACTTTTTACCGCGCAAATAATCTCGTGGCGCATGCGTCGGCAAATTAGTCCGGCATGAAAATCCCGCGATCCAAGTTCAAAAGACACATGCCGGCGTCCCCGGCCTGGGGTTGGCGCCGCCACTCCTTGATACGTTCAAGCATTCCCCGAGCGGCTTCAGGGGCCGCGGCTAAGGTTGCCTTCGCAGCATTCAGGCGGACTTGCAAATTGGGATGATCAAAGAGACCCAATAATGCGTGACGCTGATCGCCAACCCGACTTTTGAGTTCGGCCTCGATAGCTGTCTTTCTATCAAAGAGCTTATTGAATTTGCCAATTTCACCCCAGAGAAGGGCTTTGTCCTGTTCAATACCTATATCAGCAAAACGCTGGACTAGATCGGCGATCGTCAATTCATCGAGCTTAGAGCGAATCATAGCTTGAGAACCTCAAACGAGATCAGCGCATCCTTGCCAATACGGACCCGCTCTTCCCAAGGTTTTCTCACGTAAATAATCTCTGGGCGAAAGTTTTCCATAATCGTCATTCTTCGTAGAAAACCACGCACTGATCAACCAATGCGTCAGGGTCGGAATGCGAACCAGATTATATGGCGAATCAATCAGGCTGTCAGGAAAGCCATCTTTTCTGGCCGGCGTTTGCTCAACAATGTGATGAATATCATACCCGTCCAAGTGGCTCAAATCGCTCTGCAGCTCTTCCAGAGTCTTTGGCGGATCCAGGTAAGCGTCGATCCAAGGGCGAAACTGTTGCAGCCATTCCACCGCTTCCAACGCGAGAATAAAATCGCCGGCCGGCTCCCCGGCCACCGCCGCTGCTGCCAACCAATATGCAGCAGCCTTCAGAATTGTGTTGACCGCCTTTGCAGCACTAGGCTCTTCGTCTGGAATTTCGGGCGGTGTTGTGAGAGACGGACGATCAATGCCGTCGGAATTTAATGTGTCGCGTGACTGATCGATGCCCGCTCCAGTGTCGCCTTTAGGCCGAAACTTGCCGCCCTTTCCGTCTGGAGTGCCCGCAGGCCATCCAGGATGTTTAGGGTCGTCCACGCTCGCTTTAAGGATCGATAGCCACTCAGCAGCGATCTGTCGCGCCGCGAATCTTACAAGCTCGGATACCTCGCTGACGTCACCGTCACAGACAACGTCCGGGACTGTCAAAAGTGCACGGATCGCACCCACGATCTCCAACCGAGCGTGCAGCGTCTGCGGCACGGCAGTCAGAATTCGTGGCAGTTGCGGCATTATCTATCGCCATCTTCAAAGAGACACGTCCTGAAAAAGCATCACCGGGCGGCGGGGGTGCGCCGGCCCGGTGATGACGATGAACGAATACAGGAGTTGACCGATTGACGATTAGCAGTTGCCTTTATCCCGCCGCGATGTTCGCGATCACCGCCATGGACGGCGGGAAGTAGTGCTGCAGCACCTCGTCGGCGTAGACGCCGGTCTCATAGCGGCGGGCCCGCGGCGGCCATTCGATCTGGTAGTAGTCCTGGCGCGTGCGGATCTGCATGACGTTGCCGACGTTGGACAGCGCGTAGGGCAAGGTGCGCGCGGTCATCAGGATGGTGCCCGCGGGCATGTTGGGATGCACGCGGATGTCGATCGTCTTCGGGCCGGCCATCGAGAATTTGTTGAGATAGGTGCGCACCATGACGCCGCCGCCGAGCGCGCCCTGGTCGGCGTCGAACACGAAGCGCTGCGCCGCGTTGGTGCCGCCGGCGAGAATTTTTGCCGACAGATTGTTGGCGACCTGCGAGCCGACCCACATGGTGTCGGGCGACAGCCGGTAATTGTCCCAGCGGTTTTTCAGCGCCGCATCGACCTCGACAATGCCACCCGCGCCGTCGCCGGTGAGCGTCGAACCGGTGCCGGCGGTGCCGGTCGCGAGATAGTCGATGTAGGCGTTGGAGCCCGACTTGAACGCCTGATAAAGCAAGCCGTCGAACACCAGCGCGTTGGTCGAATTATCGCTCGACCCCAGCGATGCCGCGGTTTGCGTGCCGGCCGCGGTCGCGGCGATTACCAGCGAATTGATCGTGGTGATGGCGCCGAGCACTTCCAAGCCGGCTGCGCCCCAGAACCAAGCATAACCCATGGCTCCGGTCACTGGCGCAACAGTCGCCGCGATCGAGCCGGTGGTGCCGGACGAGATCGAC